GGCCCGCAAAATGTTGAATTACGGGCATTACGCGAGAATGTCCAATACAAGGAAAGCAAACTCAATCATGTATGTGAAATAGTAGCAAAATTACTTGGTATTTCGGTTGTGCGTATTATACCCGACAGGTCAAGTTATTTGATTAAAGACACCGTTTTTAGGGGGTTTGTAGATGCGACCACGGGTTCGAGTTATTCCGCAAAATGGAAAGAGAATATTGACGGTTCCGGGAAATACCCCGACAAAATCAAATATGTCACCGACAAGATGACGAAAGGGTTGGATAAAGCACTCGGGTTTATCGACCCCCCCGCCACCCCCCCTGCTAAATCCGGCGTGTCGGCCAAAGATGAAAACGATAAAAAAATGAAGGCAGCGCTTGTCGAATTGCTACAACATAATACAGTTCAGGTGTTTCATATGTTATTTGCGAAACCTCGCGATATTTGGTATTCCCCTGATATGCGAACTGGCACTTTAACGAGTGTGTCAAAATGGGCATTTTTTCGTTTAGAAAAACCGGAAATTATCGCCAAAAGTGTGTTCAATAAACTTGAAAAAACATGGGACAATGGCGGCTTGCCGGCGTCGACGTCGGGGGTGCCGGCAGTGGGTCGCCTCAAGTATATATTGGATAAAACGCCGCCGCCGTCGATAGACATATTCAAAATAAGCATAAAAGGCGTCATACCCCCCCGTTCTTCTAACAAACTGTGCGTTTTTCTGGTAGCGTCCCAGCCGTCGCCACAAATGTTGGCGTATGATAAAGACTCGGCGAATGAACCCCGATTCCAAAATCCGTCATTCAGTCTAGGCGGTATTGAACCATCTATAAACGACAACCATGCGGTGGGTTCGAAACTGATGCAAAAACTAAAAGAGGCGATAAGACCCGACCCCGAAAAGTGTAATAACGTGCGCGGGTTGTTTCAGGAACAGGCTACAGAATTGTCTTCGATAACAAAGGATTTATTGAAAGCAGCGGGGGTTGATTTCTCGATTAAATTCGCGGGGTTGAAGAATGACATTGCGGCGGCAGCGCTTGATAAAGCAATGGAGTTAATTAAAGTTTGCGTAAATCCCGCATGGCGGTATGATATATCCACTTCGCTGCCACAAAAAAACGTTGATGAAGCATTATCAATTGCGAATGGGTATAAGGGCGACCCAGAGTTCGACGCGATTCGCGGATTTTGCGACTATGTGAATACTCGCAGAAATGAACTTCGAATAGACACTTCAGCCGCCGAAGGAGAAAAATATAAAGGAATAGACCTTATTATAGAAAGTTTCAAAAAAAAAAAGAGTCCAACAATAGAGACTATATCGGGATTATTAGTCTCAATAATCAAAACCGGTAGTCCCAATATTGATAAAATCGATGGTATTCGTAATCCACCGCCACCAGTATTCGGAGGACGGCGTCAAATATATGTAGGTGGGGCGAATGATCCCCCAGCCAATGCTCTTATTGTACAACTATTGAGAGACGCAGCGGGCAAGGATTATTATCCGGCAATGTACGTATTGGTACGAATGAAGTTTTACGGTACTCATGATACGGATAACTTAAAGGATCTTGCGGATGACGACGCACTAAAGATGATTAAATCCGCAGCGGATAAAAAATACGCACCAGCCGAATACTTGTATGCCAAGATACTTGAAGGCCGCAGGTTTGGTGCTGGTAGTGAGTCGACTTGGGATGAAAATACCGCCCGATCAAGAACATATTATAAAAGTGCGGCCGATAAAGGACATAAAGATGCGGCATTTAGATTGGCAACCGAGTATGAGGCGACAAATCCAAGTAAAGCTAGAAAATACTTTGAAATTGCCGCTTCGCATGACAAGAGCAAACCAGCCGACTATGATTATACGGAGGCATATATAACGACAGCGACAGATAAATTGAAAATTATTAAGGAAGAAGAGGAGAAAGAGTCTAGAAGAAAACAAACGGCGGCGGTGCAGAGTGAGGGGAATATCGCAACATCACCAACTGGCGACGACCCTCACGGTGTAATTGCTGCTGCAGAGAAGGCGGCAGTCGCATTTCTCGAGGATGAGGATAAGAAGACAGTAGAAGTAGGACCTCGTCTACAGGGAGCCAACGAACGCGCGGCGGATCTATATAAGTTTCTGGAAGAAGATAAGAAGAAATATAGCTCGAGAGCAACCGCATCATCCAATGTTGAACCGCCTTTCGGTCATCGGCAACTCGACGAGATGACGAGGGTGATAGATGACCACATCAAACACATGTTTACGAGTCTCATGTTATCCCGCCAGCAGAGTTTAGAACTCTATACTGCACGCTTATCTGGTGACAGTCGCATTATTGTCGCGTTTGAAGAAGATACACGAAACAAAAATTATGATGCGTTAATTGCTTTAGCAAAGAGATTAGAACAAGAACATGCGGCTCCTGTCCAACCAGAGCGCCCGCCTCCCGCGATTGTCCCGTCAAGTGGTATGATCGCATCATTACCATCATCATCATCATCATCATCATCATCATCATCGTCGCGAGCAGCACCACCATCATCATCATCATCATCATCATCAGCATTAGAACCAGCAGCAGTTCTACCCGCCGTTACCTCAGCATTGTCGCGAGCAGCAGCACCAGCGTCATTCGCAGCACCGCACACATCATCATCATCATCATCAGCAGCAGCAGCAGCACCACAACCACGTTCACCCGCACCACCATCGCCGCCTCCATCACCAGCGCCATTCGCAGCACCGCACACATCATCACCACCAGCAGCAGCAGCAACATTATCGTTTCCACCACCATCACACTCGTCGGGTTCTTTACCCGTTACGTCTACTCTGCCCCCTTCACAGATGGCCACCCTTTCGGGTCAGGAAAACAATGAGTTAGTTGAACGCATCAATGCCTTTGCCAGTCACTTAACACCAGCGGAGTTGACCGGTCTTCATACCGCAAGAACCAATGCGGATCCTCGCATTATTATCGCGCTTAGACAAGACAACACATTTAAAATTAACCATTCGTTATATGATTTAGCAAAGATATTAGAACAAGACCAAATATCAGATGCTGGTAGAACTGCCTCATCATCGCCCGCAGCACCAGCAGCACCAGCACCAGCAGCAGTTCTACCCGCCGCCCAAGTATTGTCGCGAGCAGCACAACCACAACCGACACTACCATCATCCAGTCGGGTCTCTTCACTCCTTCATCATTCTCCTTATCCTTCACAGGGTTCCCGTCATCTGGGATCACTTTCGGAAGAGGAATCCCCTGACTTATTTAAACGCATCACTGCCATGGTGAACCGTGGCGATTTATCCAAACCGCAGGAGAACGCTCTTTATGACGCAATCGCCGCTAATAACGTTGGCATTATTGCCGCGATTAGACAAGACAAATCATCCAACATTGACAACTCGTTAATTGCTTTAGCAAATAGGAGGTTAGAACAAGAACAAATATTAGTTGCTGATAGAAGAACTACCTCAGCACCTACCGCAACAGCAGCATCACTAGCAGCACCAGCAGCACTAGCAGCACCAGCACTGCCATCAGCACTGCCATTAGCACTGCCATCAGCAGTGCCAGCAGCAGTGCCAGCAGCAGCATCATCGCAATCATCGGCGGCAGTGAGCCAACCGCATCTAATACCCCTTTTAACCCGAACAAGAAGTAGTGTATTGAGCAATTTAACAGCCATATGTAACATTCTTAGAATTACCCCGCCAGATGTTAGTAGATTATTATTATCTACGGAACCCGCAATTCAAAGTAACGACAAGATAGATGTTCGCAAGTTTCTAATAGACGATATTACCCTCGTGGGTATTCTTCGTGGTATTGAAACGGCTATAACTAGAAACGCTGGAACGGTAAAAGAATCCGTCAAGAAATATACGGATACTGATACACTCTTCACTGAGGAAATTCGACAAATCTGCTCTCGCGAGGTAGACGCATACCGCGATAAGTTAAGAAGTTTAACGGCATTAGTTGATAATATAACCAGCGAGGGTGATGAAATTATAGACACAATAAAAAAAACTGCAGGTGAGCATCCCGTTTTAACACTAGGCCCCGTTAGTCCGGACGACTCGGGTGTTGCTGCCATTTTGACTCAATTTGACAATGCTTTCCAAAATATACATGCTTTGATTGTAAATACACTTATGCCCGAAATAGCGAAATTTCAAAGTGTTGTACATAGCCTTGACGGGGATTTGTCGGTTATATTACAATGTGTAAGAAGAGGGTTCGATACAATAACGAATCAAATCGGTGAAGTCCTACAAATCTTGAAACAAGACCACGCATCGGCGGCAGGTATTATCGCTCAAATCAAAGGTATGGAACCAACCATCGAGTCATCATGATATAGCAATAAAGGTATAATAACGAACAACGCAGTTTAGATAGATGACTTCAACTATGAAGATCGTTGTAATTACTTATATTTATATCGTTGATAAATATAAGTCAAATAGATAAACATGTCACAAGCACAAGCGGCTGCTACTGTCACTAATATTGACTCCGCAAAACGTATGTTTAAATCGATAAACAAAACCTATGAATTTAACGGTAACGCTATTAAGATCTATGATGAGAATTTAAAGAAGTATGTAAGGTTATCACAATTGAATATCCAGAATAATGATCCAACTGTATCGTATGAATTAATACGTTCCAATATAAATGAACTGGTAGGTGCTACCAGTGTATTAAAAAAGATCACTGATTTATCAAAGACTATAGCTGGCAATCTTAATGAAGTTCGGCAGTTAAAAATAAGTCTGGAAAATATACAAGAGGCCACGATATACGATGTACCCGTACCCGCACCCGAGGGCGGCAACGATCCGTCGAAGGGAATAACTATAAGCCCAGGCGGTGTTGTTATTGTTGATGCCCCCCCCCCTCAATCTGTGGCGGATAGTCGTCGTCCTCTTAATGCAAAACAAACCGCTGAGTTAACTACACGGCCTATGTGGGTGGGTGGTTCAAAAACCAACCAAGTTGGCGGACGGGGGGAGGCGTATACTTTACCGCCTAGGTCTCCTTTATATGTCAAGGCTGTTACCGAGTTAAAACCGCTTACACCGGAAAATAATCCTGAATTTTATAAAGAACTCGAAAAAGCCATCCTTGATAAAACTATACAACCAGTGCTGGCGGCAACCAACACCGAAAATAAACCAGCATCATCATTATCATCATCATCAGCAGCATCATCATCATCAGCATCATCATCACCATCACACGATACCCTATCTCCAGCAGCGCAGTCGGCTAACAATCCCAATGTTATCAAAACTCTTATTATGAATCTTAATGCGAACACAGAAGACGCACGCACTAGTATAATAAAGAAATATGAAGACCTTGTAATGATGTGTGATAAAACCACAGCGTTGGATCTTATAAAACCGCTCTTAAAACCGAAAAAGGACGAAACAGTACCATCAGATGAAAAACTACTTACAATGCTAGGTTGGAATGGAACTGTTAACGAGTTATTATACGATATAAATAAAAGAACAAAAGGCGGGATCGTCTTCGTCCAAGGTCTGTTTTCGTTTTTTTGTTTTAACAACGGCAAATTCTCCGTAGGCTTTAGTCGTCATTGTGGGAGAAATTACGTGTGTATGTTGAACTGGGTAATAATAGTGGCATTTCGGTTAAAAATGCGCGACCCCGACATATATACCGACGCATTGATTATTAAATTAATTGAAAACATGCATCACGCACTATGGTTGAAAGATACTAATGTTGATAATTTCACTAAAAATACCGGCGATAATGCGGGGGTTTATGTAACTGACTCAAAAACGTCTATGAATAACGGTATATTTAATTACGGAGACCTTAAGGTCTTGGTTGAAGGGATTAAGAGCGAAGTTCAAAAAATCCCTGAACCGAGTAGTAGTGGTGGTTCATATCATAATACAACCCATAAACTGTCCCATAAGAACGTAAATGGCGGCAACAAGGTCACGACGCGTAAACATCATCATCGTCATCCCACAATCCATAATGTGGGTCATACAGTAAAGGTCGCGCATAAACCAACAGATGTAAATACTATAAAAACAAGACGCAACCATCACGCGGTCAAAACATAATAACGAGTCTACGAGGCGTGTGTGATAATTTTGAGTGATAATATTCTTCGATGATTTTCGCATAATCAATCTGGTAAGGTCGTCGTCGTCGGCAATCACCGTCGTCGTCGTCGTCGAATCCCTCAGTTCCACTCTCATCATCATCGTCATTATCATTAGCATTCTCGGCGTCTCGGTCATCGCCCGACTTTATAACATTCAGTACCATCTCTTCGTGACTATTCCACAAATCGATGATACATGATACATCGCGTAATATGTCATACGACGTCGGCGTCGGTGTCATCGGCGTATAATAACATTCATCTACTCGTGGAAAAAACAGCGGCGTTCCTGCGCTTGGTTGGTGTTTGATAAAATGGTGTGTCGATAAAGATACATCAGCAGCAGCGGCGGCGGCGGCGGCGATATCACACACAACCTGTATAACCACGTTCTGTTTCGCGAGGTTATCGCGGATGATATCTGCGAGATATGCGGATGCGGATGCGGATGCGGATGCGGACGTGTTGGTATCACTGAATACAACCACGACCTTCGATGTCGCCGACGGAAGTGGAGTCGTAGTTCGCCATACATCTTTCGACCATTCGCGTTCGGGTCGGTCGTGGGTATCATTACGCGAGAGAATCGCGGGGAATATATAAGGCGTCATGCCATGTCTGGTCATTTGACAATAGAGACTATGTGTATCTTTAGGAAAACATGTTCCACCGAATCCACGTCGGCCATCCGGACCCGGAACCTGATAATGGCTTGTTCCCATGCGTGCGTCTTTTTTGGCGAGTTCGACGACCGTGTTATAATCCACATTCGCCGCACGGGCAAAGTCGTAGAATTCATTCATAAGCCCGACTTTCGCGGAGAGGAAACAATTCTTCACGAGTTTCAGCATTTCTGCTTCATTCGTATCACAGAATACAACGGCGGGCGAATCAATCGACCCGTTTTTATGGCTACGTTTGATAAGTTTACTGATTCGACTTTTAAATTCCTGTCGCTGAATATCGGTAATCGCCGCCGCCGCCAACGATATCACACTTCCGCTATCGCTATCGCTATTTCCCGCGGTTATAGTCGCGGACGACCCTGTCGGGATACCTACAATCCATTCTTTTGTGCTGCGAAAGTCGTTTTCCCATCGTGCTTCTGTCAGGAATTCGGGCATGAAATAACACCCGTGTTTGGCGGAAAACCCCACGGGGACAGTGCTGCGAACGATTTTGAACGGGTTCGAACATCTAGCTAGCGTATCTTCAAGAATCTTGGTATAACACGTCCCGTCGTGATTGAGTGGAGTAGGAAGACAGAAAAAAAGGAGGTCGCATTCGCGGTCGAGGTCTTCCAGCGTGATACCTGGTGGATAGCATGCTTCTGGGCGGATATCATAAATATATATTGCTATTGGTTTGAAAAATATACGTTTGAAAAATAGCGGTCGTTCGCGCTGGGTGGCGGTGGCACGTTCGTTTTGGTTATTCATCATTATGGATTTGGGTTTTGCGGGTGTTGCTGCCGTATCTGGAAGAACTTCATATCTCTCGACGTCGTCGTTTTCATCGAAATAATTCTTCACAAAAATACGGGTTGCTCGCCCGACGAAACCGTTGCCAATAATTCCAATTTTCATGGTATAATCAATATTATAGCGGGCGTTTTAATATTGATTCGTGTTATTTTTTGTTGAATATTCCAATGCATCAGTCGGCTTCATCTAGGTCGATATTGAACATATCTACGACGATATCCGTCATATGCTGCATGTAACTCATCTTGCTTCCAAGACGCGTTCCAATCGAATCCATGATTGCGACTGTAATAAAGAGGCGGTATAGCGACCGTTTAAACATGAGCCCGTAGTTGTTCAAGATGTAATTGATTTCGTATATTTCGGATACGCCGAAGAATTTGATTTCGGGTGTTGTATATCGAATAATCACTTCGGTTAATTCATTACGAAGTGTATTGTATTTAATGCTATCCTTCGAGGGAACAACTGTATGAACTTCATTCTCTGGGTTGGCACTTTCGGATAGTTCGCAACTCATGATGATATCGACGATTTTATTATATTTTCGCTGATACATGAATTTCATCGCTCGAAATAATAGTTCTTGATCAACGCGGGAGAGATGCCCGATAATGCCGAAGTCGAGAATGCCGATTTTATACTTCCCGAACGGCGTTTTAATAAATAAAATGTTTCCCGGATGAAGGTCTCCGTGATAAAAAGACGTACAGAATGCCGCCTTCGCATTAAACGCCGCTAAGACTTTCCCGAATTCGTCGTTGTCTTCGGGGTCGATTTCGGTGATTTTCATTCCGTCGATATATTCCATCACGATGATGTCAGGGTTGATTTTTTCAGTATAATCAGCATACGGTTTCGGGATTTTGACATATTCGTATTCACTCCAACTTTTATAATACAGCGTAATATTCGCGAGTTCTTTCCGGAAACACACTTGATCATTCAAACAGACGATATTTTGAAGGATGAGGTTTTCGACATTCAGTGTTCGTAGATAAGGGAAGTATCTTGTGAATTTCGCAAATACGACCAAGTTGCTCATAGACGCGTTGAATGTTTTACTGATGTTTTTGCGGAGATATTTAACAACGACGGGAATCGGCGTATCGTCGCTACCGCCGTGCGTCGTAATAACGCCCTTGAATATCAGCGACATGAGCCCCGATTTAATAGGCTTATAATCATGTAATATTCGCAGGCGCGAATCGGGGTCGCATTCACTCGACCTGTCCTCGAGTTCTTTAAGTTCGTTTATGTCGTATTCATCGTCGGTGTATTTTACATTATCGGTATATTCGCTGAAAAACAGGTTGAGTTCTGGCGATACAATATTGCGGTTGGTTGCGAATGCTTGGAAAATCTTGACATACATCATATTTTTCGCGGCAAGGCGTTTGCTTACGTCGATGATAGCGTTATTTCGAGATTTCCATCCTATCTTATATTTCACATACTCCGCGGCACAGATATGAAGCGATGAGGCTGAAAACCATAATGCGCGGAAGAAATCACGGCACGACATCTTATAATAGTATTCTTTCGTTCTCGTGATGTAATCATCATATTCGGCTTGTTCGCGTGTATTATTTTCACACTGTTGTTGTGAATCCGGCGACGCCGAAGTCGTAGTCTCGTTGCTGAGTTCCATATATTCGTTTAACAAATCATCCATGATGTGTGCTGTATGATAGTTATAGGTATAATTCTAATACATATTATGATATGGATATAATATGTATTGCGTTTTTACGCCCGAAACGTGGTATATTATTGCCGAAGGCTTTCAATTGCGACTTTTAACCGAAAATACATCTTCTTGATAAGAATGCCGATTGCGTTCTCCATCGCAACTGTGAGTTCGGTTTCTTGGTCGGGTTTCAGTTTAAACATATGAAGGACTTGAATATTCGAGCCGGCAGCGGCGGCGGCAGTGCCAGATTCCTGATAAATGTATTTTTGAATATAAAGCGGATATTCTAAAAGCTTGTATTTTTGCTGTATAAGTTCCGCATGATTGTCAAACGGAATACTCTTGCTTGTAAATATGATTTCGGTATTTCCATTTCCCGCAAATCTTTTGGCGATTTTTGTGTTGACGAACATGTATGTTTTTAAACCGCCTAAATCACCGCCTATGTCGCGGAATTTATACAGAATATTATGCTCGCTTGGTTCTGTTGGGTGTGGTTGAACTTCGACGGTATCAATAATGTCTTTATTCACCTCATAAAGAAGATTATGAATGTTGATATTTATCAACGATAGAAT